GGCACCGCTCCGATAGATCCACTACAAGGATCGTTGTCTAAGATATACGAATACATAGCTGCTAATAATGGCAGAAGTCTATTGTCAGATTTAAATGTTAATTTTGAAATACCTCAAAGCAGTTTAGCGGATAATTTAGCGGACTTCTTTGGCTTAGAAACTGCTAAACAAACAGTGCCTCAGACAGATAAATCCATATCTACATCAGGTGGAACACAAACAACAACAGGAACACAAAACCTTGATTCTGCTCTAGCAATTGATACATTAGTAGGTGATGACGCAATTTATCAAGAGTTAGCAAAACGAAGGAATACATAATGGCAAACGGACCACCAGGACTTATATCTAGCAGAAGAGCAGGACCACCCACCTCTCCAGGTAAAACTATAGATCAAATTTCTAGAGAGTTAGATATTGCTCGTGGCCGTAAAGAATTTTTTTCTGATCGACCTGATGTGTCTGATGACAGAGCCTTAAGAAGAATCAAACAAGCTGATGAACTTCAGCGTTTTAAAACGCCAGTATTAGATTCAAGTGGTAATGTTGTTAAAGGTTTAACTCAAGCAAGAACTCCTGGCGGTAAGACTTTAGCTCAGAAAGAACAAGAACTAGCATTTAAATACGGTCCTACATTTCGTGAAATAGCTAGCGATATAGGATATGGATTGGGAAGTATAGCTAAGGGGGTTGCAGAAAAGGGAGTTGGTGTAACTGCAATAGTAAGAGCTGTGGGAGATTATTTTTCAAACAAGGCTAGTGAGGCCTACAACAATCTCAATGATGTGCAAAAAGAAATAGCAGACAATGAAAATAAATATACTTTTGCTTCTCAACTAGAAAAAGTAAAACAATTAAAAAATTTTAGAGATTTATCGTCAGAATCTCAAAAAGATTTAAATTCATTTGTAAACGATGCGAGTGGTATTCTCGGTGTAGATAGAAATAGATTAGATGGATTTGTTAATGAACCTGTAGGAACTTTTGGAGAGGGATTGACAAAATTACCTGCACCAGAAATATCTGTTGAAGGAGTTGGTGATGATTATGTAGAGTCTGGTCAGTTCAAGGAAGATTTACAAAAATCAGGTATCATAACTGTTGATGATCCTGCAACACAGGAACCACTAGCTGATAGTACAAAGATACCAGGCACCAACACCACACTTGGAGATCTCAAAGAAGAATTAAAAAAACAAAACTATAATGATTTTCAAATTACAGGAATCATAAACGAAATGACTCAGAGAATTATTTCTGGCGAAGATGTCAACGCACCAATAGAAAACATTGGAGAACCAGAAAAATCAGACGATCAAGTATCTTTCACTCCTTATAACAATCCTTTCAATTTAGAATTCAAAGGACAAGAAGGAGCCGAACCTGGATATGGTGGCGAAACAGGACAGAGATTTGCATCGTTCGATACTTTGGACAGAGGGTTAAAAACAGGTATAAATAGAGTTGCTGAGATTGTTGGAGACGGTAGAACTACAGAGGAATTTTTAGATATCTACGCCCCTAGAGAAGATAATCCAAAGTCATTTGATAACTACTTGGCCTCTTTAGAAAAAAAAGTTGGCCCGACTATTGAACCAAATGAAATAAAAGACTTAACTAAAGGTGTTATTAGATTTGAGAATACTCGAGATATAGCAGATCAATATCTTGACTATCTTCAAAGAGAAAATGATAGGATATACGGCGGCATAATTTCCTAAATGAAACGCATACCAAGAAAATCTGGACAACCTAGAAAGTCTAAGTTACACTCCGATCTCTATACAGATGAGAATCCAAAAGGAACAATCAAAGGGCTTGGCTTTAAAAATGAAACATCGGCTAGAAAAAGCGTATCTAAAATTCGTGGAAGCGGTAGAACACACGCTCATAAGACTCAAGCTGCTATCGCTATGGAGCAGAGAGCTAGGGTTGCTGGCAAAACTAAAGCTGCAGGAGTGTACAGGAAATTCATCGAAGCGCAAAAAAAGAAAACGAAAGCAAAACAAAGACGAGCATGAAAAGCACTGGGGCATAGGAGGTTTCTAATGATTAAAATTACAGACGCATTGAAGGCACGAGTACAGGACCATGAAGGCCTAAGGACATCTGTTTATCTCGATTCACTGGGAAAAAAAACTGTGGGCATCGGCCATCTCGTGCAACCACACGAAATGGAAAGATTTGCAGAAGGAGTAGAAATACCCATGGATGAAATTATGGAGATATTTGAAATGGATTTAAACAGAGCGGCAGCAGGAGCCGATATGTTAATAGAAGATAATATTGGTCATGACTTACCACAACACGTGAGTGAGGTAATTCTTGAGATGGTTTTTCAGTTAGGGACCACAGGAGTATCAAAGTTTAAAAAAATGTGGAAAGCAATGAGAGTAAAACAGTGGAAAACTGCGGCGGCTGAAATGAAAGACAGCAGGTGGCATTCACAGACACCAAAACGCTGTGAGTCATTAGCAGAAATTGTAGCTAATACTTAGTCTTTACTTTCTTTTACAGTTTTTTGGTGAGACTCCACCGCATCCCACACCTCAACCTTCGACCAATGAGCCATAACACATTTTGATATGTCCTCATGTAAAACTTTCAACCAACTAATATCCATTGGTATACTACTACCTTTGTTATCAGTGATGTGATCTACTTCTTCATTAGTTAAAGATAAATTTAATTTACCATTGTCGTAAGTTATTCTCATTTTATTTCTCCCCAGTTTATTCCTATTTTTGCCTCGCATTTCACGGGCACGTGAAGTTCAACGGCAGATTCCATAACGCCTTTTATGTCTTTCACCTGGGTCTCATCGGCTACAGAAGTATTGAGTTCGTCATGTATTTGTATCATCGGGACAATCCCGTGCCTATTGTACAAATCAACCATAGCTTTTTTGGTTTGATCTGCCGCTGAACCTTGTATTAACCTATTCAATGCACGATAGGTCCCTGCTCTTTTCATTTCATTCCACGCCCATGTCTTTTTGGCATTCTCATAACTCATCATTCTTTTGTCGTGAAAGTCTTTGTTCTCCCATAGATCAAATCTACATTTACGACCGAGCAGGGTATTTATATATCCGTTTTGTTCTGTGTATCTTGTTGCACGAACAATAATGTTATTTAAAAAACTTACGTTATCGTTGTATTTCTTCTTCAAAGATTTAGCTTGATCCTGACTAATGTCTAAAGAATCCGCTAATTTAGCTATGCCCATTCCATACATGAGGCCTAGTCCTATTGTCTTGGCTTCTTTTCTAGATATTTGTGCCATATTAGCTGTTACTTGGTGGAAGTCCTCTCCATCATGAAAGAACTTAATTAGGGTCTCAGCGCCCTCTAAATCGTGTTTTTTGGCATAATGTACGAGTAGTCTAGGCTCTTGTTGAGAATAATCCAAAGAAACCCACTTTTCTTTGTTTTCCGGTAAAAATAAAGATCTAATCTTTGGGCCTATAATTTCGTTACGAGAAGGGACCTGTTGTAAGTTCGGATTATTCATGGACAACCGCCCACTGACCGTGCCACCATACTCACCTTTCAACTGATTAATTTCAGCGTGAATACGCCCCTCAACTTGATGTTTTAAAATAGAGTCTATGAAAGTGGTATGTGCTTTGTTGTACTCTCTAGCCACCGATATTGATTGTATCAAAGGATTGTCGCTTTCTTTCATAGAAAGGTTACTTATCTTCGCTTGTTTATTTTTCTCAGTATACTCATACTTCTCTCCGAGCTTATCAAAAACTTTTTGTAGTGAGGCAGCTGTGTAGATATCAGAAGCATCAATTTTTATACCTGTTTCTTTTTTAATGTTGTTATAAATTTTTTCCTCTTCTGATTTAAAAAACTTTTTTGTTTTCTCAGCTCGTTCAAGATCAACACGAACACCTTTCCATCTCATCTCCAAGAGCAAACGAAGCAGATCTGTTTCTAAATTAAAGACATCAGTCAGTCCCTGTTTTTGTATCTCAACTCTAAGAACCTCCCACAACTTGTAGGTCAGACGAGTGTCTTGTTGCGCATAAACACCAACATACTCCACAGGAACTAAGTGCATGTTCTCTATGGCTTTAAAGCCATGCTCCTTGCCAAAGTCCTCTAAAATATTTCCTTGTTTTCTTTCTCTTAAATAATCTTTTGATAAAGAATCTAAACTATAACTAAATCTATTTTCATCAACCAACGGTGCTGCTATCAAGGTGTCGTAAACTTTAGTGACATCACACTCAACACCCCAACGTCTAAGCCAACCTAAATCATAAACGGCATTGTGGCATATCACTATTGGATCTTGTTTAAATAACTTTGTAAGCCACCTCTTAACTTCTGATTCGGAAAAGTTACCACCTCTTTCATGTCTAACAGGAAAGTAACCATCAAACCCTTCAAAAGATATGGCGACACCTACGACAAAACCTTTGTTAGTTGCCCACCCGCCACCAAGAGTTTTAATATCTGGATCGTAAGTTTCTAAATCTATAGCAACTTGTTTTATTCCTGTAACATCTGGAAAGCTAGGTCTAGACCACTCTGGCTTGTTTTCTTTCTTCAACAAATCCATCTGTTGTTCAAAGATCATCTTAATATCTCCTCAAACTCATAAGGGGAAGTGGAGGGAACAATATATAAATTTTCTTTCGCTCTAGTCATGCCGACATAAAAGACTCTTCTTTCATCGTCTCTGTTAATCCACATATTATCATTTATTCTTTTAGAAATATCTGAAAATAAAATTACATTCTGGCTCTCTCCACCTTTAGCCCCATGAATAGTAGAGAGTTTTATATTCGCCTCTTCATCTATGTCGTGTCCACTATTTAGTATGTGCTTAATATATAATTTATCCGACTCTGATATTCTACTAAGAGCCAACTCCCAAGGAGTTTCGACCAAAGTATTTAGGCCCCAATCTTTTTTTAAATCAATGTGGCTATACAGTCCCTCAAAGTCTGCTCCAGGCAAACCCTTCTTACCTCTAGAAACACCATCTTTGCCAACGGGCATAAACTGATACATGGCTTTCACATCTTCATAAGATAGCTCTTGTTTATTTTGCAAACTAATCCAAGCTCTGTAAGCTGTGGCAACGTCTTTGCTGATAGATAAATAATTATTTTTTTCAAATAGAAAACCTTTGTTTTTTAATTCTTGTGCAACTTCATTTATGTAATAATTTGTTCTGCCTAGAATCAACCACTGACCATGACGTAAATCTATACTTTCAAAATTAGTGTTACGTACTTGCCCTTCATCTTCTCTAGGTCGCCAAGTTTTATTTATTCTTTTATTTATTCTAGACACAAGGTTATTTGATTTTTCGAATATGGTTTTAGGTATTCTATAAGATTGATCCAATACTTGCAAATGACTATCCAAGTCTATTAATTTAGATACGTCAGCACCACTCCAAGAATAAATAGCTTGGTCATCGTCTCCAGCTAGGTACGACGCTTGCGCCCGTTTTATCATTATCATTACCATCTCCCACTCGTTTGGTTTTAGATCCTGAACTTCGTCCACTATCAAGACTTCAAGGTTTGGGCTTTGATCTATCTTGTTAAATTCTGTGATTAAGTCTGTGTAATCTTTCACTCCTCTTTTCTTTTTGAACATTCTGTAAAGTTTATCTATCCTTTGCAATCTTTGTAGCCCACCAACCACGTGACCATGTTTTTGAAACTCATGCTCCAAGCTAGTATTTTTAACTCTATATAAATCTATCAAAGACAAGCCAGAGTCTTCCTCGCCCACGGCAACATCATCTACTTTTATTGATTTAGAAATGTCTACACCACACTCATTGTAAAAATCTTTGAAGTCTTGTCTTTGAATAATATCTGTATGAGTGCAACCGAGCCACTGATAAGCTAAACTGTGTAAAGTTCTAAACCACTTCAAATCTTTCCTTGGTAATTTAAATTTACTACAAGCACGATCAATAGCCTCCTGTGTAGCTTTCTTAGTAAAAGAAAAATATCCTATCCTGTCTGGCTCACGGCCTTTACCCAACTCCTCTTCCACAATTTGTAGTAATCTTGTAGTTTTACCCGTGCCTGGAGGACCTATTATTTTATGAACGTTCGTTAAAATGGTATCTCCTCCTCGTTGTTTTGTTGTATCTCTACCTCTTGTTTGGTGATTATTTTATCGCTAGGTATCCACCAAACTAATTGACCTTTCTTATTATTTAATTTTTTTTTGGAATAGTCCCCACCTAAGTTTCTCAAAAAGATACCCATTTGATTTGATGTCATCGCACCATATCTTCTATTTCTCATATACTCTTGTAGCTGGTCCATACGAAAGTACACTCTACTTTCTTCATCGTCCACGAAACACTGACCATTGAGAATATCATCGATGTCTAGAGCGTTTGCTTGATTAGATATATATCTAGTGAGAATATTTCTGAACTCACCCTCTGGTGTCATCTCAAACTCTGATTTAACTTTTATAGCTTTCGACACAATAGTTGTTATATACAAATCCCAATCTTCTCTTTTCATAATCGAAGGCATTGAGGCTAATTTTACTAGACACTTCTTTCTAAACTTGTGTTGGTCGTATAGCTCCTCGATAGTGCAAACTATTGTTTGCTCATTGTTAACGGTCACATGATAAATCGTATCCTCGTTATCTCCATACTGTATTACGTTGCCAACATCAGTAATTATGTTGCTATCTCCAACACCATACTTTCTAATTCTACATTTTGATTTATTACAAAAAGAACACATCGGTTGGTCTTTACATTTATACCCCCAGTCTTTTTTGTCTGCTTGTCTAATAATTTTTTCTATTTCTTTTGGTCGTAGAGGATCATCAAAATATTTGTGATGAAATTTGTGAACTTCCTCTTCAAAGTTTTCACCAAATTTTTTCTTTGCATAAACAGAGTATTGGAAAAGAAAGTTATCTCTGTTGCCTGGTTGAACTGTTTTGTTTTCTGTTAAATAAGCTTCGATACAGTAAGGTGCATCAGTAAAATCTGAGTTTTCTTTTTTTAAAGATAATTTTTTTAATTCAATATCTGTGATAGATTTTTTTTCTATTTCTTTTAAAAATTCATCGAGGTCTAAAATGTTTCCCTCGTCGCTAAAAGCATATCGCTCTGTGTGGTTCAGTCCGTTGTGATAAGGTAAGTTTAAAAAACTACCAACCTCCCAGTCTTTTACGTTACCCTCTCTCAATAATTTTTCTTGTTTTGGAAAAACTTCACAATGCCCGAGACCCATGAAAGCAGCTAACTCTTTTAATTTATTGTGAACGATTGCGGCAGAAACATAATCTTTAAAAAATAAAAATATATGTGCACCACCACTTTTAGATTTTGTAACTATAAACGGTAAATTTTTTTCTGATAATTTTTTTGCGATAGATACGTGATCGAGTGGATATTCATCGACATCAATACATCCCCATCGACACTTATCCTCGTCGTTGATTGGAAATACACCAAGACTAGGCCAAGCACCAGAAAGGTGATCGCTCCAAAGATTTTCATCTAAAGGTTTCTTTCTTATCCAAGTTTCACCCTCAGCTTTATTATCTTCTCTGAGACTCTCTTTGGGTTGGAACGTACCATAAGCACGCTCCAAACCTAAAAAGATCTCTTTAAATTTAGAGACCCGTTGTTCCATTAAAATGGAACATCTTCAGCAGCGCTCTCCTCATCTGAGTAATCCACTGATACCTTGCCTGCTCTTATTTGCTCACTAAAAGCGGCAGCGGTGTCAAAGACTTTTTCGTCATTTAAAAAGTCTTCTTTTTCAAACTTCAATGCCCACCAGTTACCCTTAGAATTATTTGTAAAGAAAGTGCTAAGTTTATAGATCCTGTAGTAGGAAGGAGCTAAAAACAGTTTTTTAGTTTTAGGATTTTGAATAAATTCATTCTTCAAACTGTATGCCCAATTCCTAGCAGGACCAAGACCTGACTTTGATAAGGACATAACAACGGCTTCTGGTGTTGGTCCTTGATTTAAAACAAGCATATAAAAGTTTGCTGTTTCCTCTATGTAGTTTCCATTAGGTAAACGAAACTTTCCGTCATCGCCACGCACTGAATCGGTTGGCTTATTAGTTGGCGTAAAGACA